CGTAATAACCCACAAGGTCGTGCGCCATTTCAACAAATAAATCCTGGCACACCTAATTCACCAGTCGGCGCAGTGCAAGGATTTGAGGGCACGAGAAGAGCTAGAGAATATACCTATAACAAATCTACAAGAGAATATGCATCTAATAATCCGTTTGCAGGTTATCAGTTTGTTACGTCTATGGGCAAACTTACCTCACAGCCTAAGATTAAAGGTGTACGTGGTGGTGGTAAGAAAACTAAAGGCAGACTTATATTTAAAGCATGGGCTCAGGACAGTCAAGGTGTTTATGATGCAATTCTTAAAGCAATAAATTCTACAGCTATACAATTTAACAAATCCACAGAGATTAAGAAGGCAGCCTAATGGCCAATGTAGTCGTCTCGGCTATTGCTACCTTCAATGGCAAAGCCTTAAAAAAAGGTCAGAAAGAAATATCAGCATTTGACAAACAAGCACAGAAATTAGGCAAAACATTTACCAAGGTTTTTGCCACTGCAGCTTTAGTTAACTTTGGCAGAAACTCAGTCAATGCATTTATAGAGTCAGAGAAGGCAGCGGCTAAACTACGCACGACAGTTAGCAACCTAGGCCTAGAATTTGAACAGCCAGCAATAGAAAAATACTTAGATAATTTATCATTACAGTTTGGCATCGTGGATGAAAGTCTTATCCCAGGCTTTCAGCGCTTGCTTACAGTTACTAAAGATGTTGCTCAGGCACAGAGTTTATTTGATACTGCTTTAAATGTAGCAGCAGGCACTGGCAAAGACCTTACTGCCGTATCTACTAGCTTGTCTAAAGCATACCTAGGTGATAACGCAGCGCTAGGTAGGCTAGGGGTAGGATTAAGTAAAGCACAATTAAAGTCAGCATCATTCTTAGAATTACAAAACACACTTAACGCTAACTTTGCAGGTCAGGCCGCAGCAGCGGTAGAAGGCTATGCAGGCAGCATGGCTAAATTAACTGTAGCTGTAGATAAATCTAAAGAAGCAATAGGCAAAGGTTTATTAGACGCACTCGCAGCATTATCGGCTAGCAAAGATATAGATACATTTACTACAAAGATGGTCAACGCAGCAGAGAAAATAGGTGGAGCATTTGCAACCCTTGGCGATGTTTTAGGTTTACTCAATCCTAACGCTAGCATCAAAGTTGGTGGCAAGTTTGTCCGCAGATCCGATGTAATGAATCAAAATAAAGGTGGCTACTCAGGCATACCAGATATGCGTACGACTCAAGCACTTACTAAGGCACGTAAAGAAGAACTTAATATAATTACAAAGAAGAACGCTATTGAAAATAAAAACGTAGAAGAATTACGCAAAAAGTTTGACTTAGAGCGCATAGGATTAACTGCAGCCCTCAATCAAGCAACCGATGAAGAAACTAAATTACGTTTAAGAGCGTTGCTAGCCATCTTAGATAATAACGATGCTTTGGCTAAAAAGATATTGGCAGAAATGGAAGCGGCTAACTCTGCTAAAAAATTGGCAGACTCATTAAATCTTGCTGGTAATATGACTATTGATTATTTTACAAAACTATCACAATCATTAGTCGGTACTATGGCTTATCTAAATATGAGTTTCCAACAAATCTTAGATGAGCGATTAAGAGAATCAGGTAATAGATCTCTAGGTGGTGGCATGAATGCTGGTTTTACACCATTAACAGCTGGATATTTTCAAAATCTAGGTACTCAATTACAAGGATCATCTGCCTATGCTGGCATGAGTGCTGCCGATATATCATTAGAAAGAGCTAGAGAATCTGGCAATAGATCTTTAGATGTATCTTTAACAGTTAACACAGCACAAACGGGCGATAGGTTTGCACAGTTAATAGCTGAGAGTATTCAGGTTGCTAACCGCAGCGGGTATAGCACCAGCGCAGCAGGACAATTACCATAATGGCAGTACCAGTATTAAATGCAATAATTAACTTTAGCACTGGCCCATCCTTTGCTCAGGCTATGATTATTGACCAAGGTATCTTAGGCACTAACGTACTAGCTGATGCTGCATCTGTAATTGTAGATGTATCAAATCAAATTAACCGCGTAGAAACTAACCGAGGCCGTACTGCTTTATCAGATCAATTTCAGACAGGCGCACTAACCTTACGTATAGTAGATCAAAATGGCAACTTTAATCCGCAGAATGTTACTGGCCCGTATTATAATTTATTAACACCTATGAAGAAGGTGCAGATTACTTCTACCTTTAACAGTGTTACCTATCCTATCTTCTCAGGATTTATTACCTCTTATGTAACTACATACCCAGGCGAATCGGGTGAAGATGTAGCCATTACAACAATACAAGCTGTAGATGCTTTTAGACTTGCGCAATTAGCACAGATAAGCACAGTTACAGGTGCTACTGCAGGCAACTTATCGGGCACACGTGTAAATCAAATATTAGATGAGATTGATTGGCCAGCATCAATGCGTGATATAGATGCAGGACTAACTACCATGCAAGCAGATCCTGGCACTAACCGCACAGCCTTACAAGCCCTAACTACTGTAGCAACGTCAGAGTATGGTGCTTTATATGTAGATGCTACTGGCTCATTTGTATTTCAAGATAGAGCAGTAACTGTTGGCTCGATTGGTGGCACACCTACAGTCTTTGCAGATGATGGCACAGGTATAGATTATTTTGATGCATCATGGATATTAAATGACACACTAATATTTAACAAAGCTACAATTACAAGAACAGGTGGCACTGCACAGGTATCTTCTAATCAGGCTTCTATAGATAAATACTTCTTACACAGCTACTTTTTAGACAACCTACTTATGCAGACCGATGCTATAGCCCTAGATTACGCAAAGGCTTATGTGGCTAGCAGAGCTGAGACAAGCATCCGAGTAGATTCCATAGTGCTTGACTTATACACGCCTAGTTATGATACAGGCATAATTGCTGCCCTAGACCTAGATTTTTTTGACCCTATAACCATTATTACTACTCAGCCAGGCGGATCTACGCTTGATAAGACTCTACAGATTTTCGGTGTGCGTATGAACATAACACCGAATAGTTGGAAAACAACCTTTACAACACTAGAACCTATCATAGATGGGTTTATAATAGGCAACGTAGATTATGGGATTTTAGATACCAGCGTCTTATCTTACTAAGGAGTAACAAATGGCAACAGGATTTCCAGCAACAACAGGTGATGTACTTACCAGTGCTATGTTTAATGGCTTAACAGCATTTACAGTGGGTACTGCTAACACAGTAGATTACACAGCTGTACTTAACGATCAATACCAAGTATTAGAGTTAATGAATAAAGCAACAGCGATAGCATTCAAGATACCTACAGATGCTTCTGTAGCGTTTGCAGTAGGCACAGTTATAACAGTACTTAATATAGGTGCAGGCACTTGCACAATTAGCGCAGTAACACCAGGCACTACTACAGTATTAAGTGCTGGCGCAACAGCAGCCTCACCAACGCTAGCACAGTATCGTTCTGCTGCTTGTATTAAAACAGCTGCAAATACTTGGTATGTAGTTGGGGCAGTTGCATAATGATTGCAAATGTAATCGTTGGGCAAGACACAAGAGTACTCGCGCCAAAAGCAACGGGCGGCACGATTGTTTTAGATGGTGGTTTTTATTATCATACTTTTACTGGTAATGGCACATTTACTCCAACATCTGATATAACTTGTGATGTATTAAGAATTGCTGGCGGTGGCGGTGCATCATCAGGTGGTTCAGGTGCAGGTGGTCTCCTTTATTCTTCAGCACAATCATTTACTGTTGCAGGCGGTGCAAAAACTGTAGTAATAGGAGCAGGCGGTGCGCCTAGAGGTACAGCAACAAATGACAATGGTTCTCAAGGTTCAAGTACTACGTTTACAGGATTAACTAGCTGCGATGGTGGTGGTTATGGAGCGCAATACTCTAACGCCGCTACAGGTGGAAATGGTGGATCAGGTGGTGGTGGTGGTTCTACAGATGCTACAACATCTGTTGGTGGTAGTGCTACATCTGGTCAGGGTAATAATGGTGGCGGCAATGGTGGATTTCTTGCTGCTCCATACGCATCTGGCGGTGGCGGTGGATCAGGCGCAGTAGGTGGCAACGCAACTTCCTCAACCCAAGCAGGAGCAGGTGGAGCAGGAACTTATACTTATTCTACTTTTGCATCAGCTACAAACACAGGTGTCCTTGGCTTCTACGCAGGCGGTGGTGGTGGTGGTATGTACGGTGGTTCATCAACTGCTGGAGCAGGCGGTTCAGGCGGTGGCGGAGCAGGTAATACTCAGAGCTTTACTGCAACTAGCGGAACAATTAATACAGGTTCTGGCGGCGGTGGAACAGGCCCAGGTGGAGTACCAGGCACAGGCGGATCAGGTTTAGTAATTGTGAGGTATGCAGCATGAGCCACTGGGCAGAAGTTGATAATGATAATAAAGTTATTCGTGTAACTGTTGGCGACAATAATGATCCAGCAGGTGATGAAGGTTATCAGTGGTTAATCGACAACCTTGGCGGCACTTGGATTAAAACAAGTTACAACTCAACAATTCGTGGCAACTTTGCAGGTATAGGTTATATGTATCTTCCGTTAGAGGATATTTTTATGCCTGCGAAATGCCATGATGAGGCTGTATTAAATGCACAAGTTGCTAAATGGGAATGTGAGAATGCAGATCATGACACAAACGCCCTGGCTTAGTGAAGCTGCTGATACTTTAAGAGATCAGATTGATACCTGGTACCCAGATCGTCGCTCTACCTCTGATGGGTGGTTGGGTGATGCTCGTCATTCCGCCACAAAATCAGATCATAATCCAGATGCAGACGGGTGTGTACGAGCCATTGATGTTGATTCTCGCTTGGATTCATCCGAAGGGATCTCAATATATTTGGCTGACCAAATCAGAAAGTGTGCGAAAACCGATAAGCGCATATCTTACGTAATACATAATGGCATGATTGCTAGCAAGATACTTAATTTCAAGTGGCGTAAGTACAAGGGCTTCAACAAACATACAAAGCACATACATATCAGCTTTACAAAGTTAGGCGATAAAGATAGCAAGCCGTTTGATATACCACTACTAGGGGGTAACATATGAAAATAAGCAATAAGCAGAAAGCAATACTTAAATCCTATTTTAGGGGTGTGCTTGTATCATTCTTAACATTCTTAGCCAGTAATGAGCTAGGACTAGATCCAGTTATATCAGTAGTAGTGGCCGCACTTGCAGGCCCAGCAGCTAGGGCTTTAGATAAA